ACGCTTTCTTGTTGAGCGCGGCAATATCCGTTATCCCGCGTGCGCGGATGTTCGCCATGCGCTTGCGAGAGCGCTCTCTTTCGGCATTCTCCCAATAGCGTTTCTGATCGTAATCGCGTTTTTCTCGTCTGTTCATCTGAAAGTATCCCCGAATGCTCACTCTTGCGAATGAGCATAACGCGGGAGACTTGCGCGCTAGTAGTCTTCGTCTATCGGCTCGTCGACGTCCGCTTGCGTGTACCCGGAGAGTATCTCAGGACGATAGTGCGAGAGTTTCTCTTCAACGCAGTCTTCGCACACACGGCAAAGATATATCCCTTGCGCATCGTACTCTTCCCACGAAGGTAATCCACTGTCGCAATTGCAGATCTTAAATGCTTGTGAGTGTGCCATGTTTGTGTAGTCCTTAGACTTATCTCAAGAGAATCTAGGTGTTCTCTTCGCCTAAAAACTGTCCCAATGGGATCGGTTGATTTAAGCTAAGCCGATAAATTAAGCGTTTTCACTCACTTATCAGCCTGTGCACATCTTAAAACTTTCCTCGGAACGTGTCAAGGGAATTGTTACGAACGGTAAAAATAAATAGTTACGGATGGTAATATACTTGCTCAACTGTTACGGATGGTAGTAATCTCGCACGCGGAGGACAATATAATGATACGAACGGTAACAGTTATCGAGTGTACTTGCGAGAAGTGCGGGAAGAGTTGGATACCGCGCACGTGTCCTGAATGCAAAAATACCGGATGGAACAGACCGCGCAAAGATTATGTCGCACGCGCAAACGAAGAGGAAAAGGCACGATCGATCGAGCCGGAGCCGGAGCCGATCGAGGAAGAGCCGGAGACAATCACCGTCCAAACGATTGCCGAAGACACGCCAGTTGAGACGCCTAAGCCAGCTAAGCGAACGAAGCGGTCGGCGCCGACGCCGAAGCAACCAAGCAAAGGATTGCGCATGTGTAGACACGGCTTCGCAGTCGTTGACGGCATAACGATGTGTAAGGCTTGCGCGTGACTGGCGAGCGAATGGCACGGCAATGGCGAGCGAATGTTTTCCCGCAGACGGCGGGAGGGCCCCAGACGGGAAACCCGAACCCGCCGAAAGGAAAATCCGCGGAGACCGAACTAAATCGAGACACCCATAGGCACCGTGGGTCTGATTTTGGTGTAACGTAGATACAGGAGGGTATATGGGGTTGATACGTGGGTTATGGTTATTTGTGAGGTGGGTAGTGTGGGCGGGGGAGGACGAGCGGCCGATGGGGTGGGGGGCGTGGGGATGGAGGGAGAGGTGGGGGAGTGCGGTGTACGTGGCGAAGATGAAGCCGGTGTGGGAGGGTAGGGCGGCAGACAAGAAGAGGTTGGAGGAGTTGACGGAGGAGGGGATAAATCCGAAGAGTGGGAGTCCGGGGCATGATGGGGGGTGTCCGTGCCACAGGTGCAGGATGAGCAGGGGGTAGGTTTTTGGTGTAACTGTGTTACTGTGAGGGTGGGGCATTCGGGGTTTCACCGAGAACCGCCAGGTGTCCGTTACTTCGAAACGGGCAAAGCACCTGCCTTAGGGAAGATGCGGGTACGGTCTACCGCCCGAAAGAGCGTGGAATAGCGGGTGCCCTAATTTTCTTGCAACGGGGTTACAGTGGTGGTATATGGTGGAGGGAAGCAACGCGGAGGGGGTGGGCTAGGTCATCCCATATGACCGGGCGAGCCCGCCCCCGAAAAGAGGAGAAGTGGAAGACGTCGCGGCGTATGAGGCGTGCTGGAACAGGGGAGATCCGTTGAACGAGGTGAGGTGGAGGGTGTTCAACCGGATGGTAGAGATGGGGGCGCACAATCAGGCTCTCACTCGAGCGATGCAGGCGATGGAGTTGGATATGTCGTTTCCGAAGATTGAGAAGACGAGGTTCCCGGAGGGGGCAGAATTATGAGGAAGCCAACGATAACGATAGAGATGCGAGACGTCGCGAAGATGGAGATTGAGTGTACGGTTGAGAACTGTCCAAACCTGGATTACATGCTGGCGATGATCGATCAAGCGCGCCGGAGTTTGCAGGTACAGTACGAGGTGGGATTGCATAATCAGATGATGGCGGCCGCGGAGCAGAAGGCGGAAGCGGAGGAGAAGCCGCGGATTGTAAAGCCACAGTGAGGGAAGATGGATTGGTGGTGGGACCAGAAAGAGCACCTGGAGATGCTCAAAAAAGAGTACGAGCGCCGGCACCCTACCCCGGTCGAGGGAGAGCCTTGTACGAACGTGAACGCGCTCAAGCTCAGCGATTGGGATAAGAGGTTTTTGCGGAGCATCAAGATTGCTACATAAGGAGACTCTATGTCGATCATCAGTTTGATTATCACCCTCGTCGTGATTGGAGTGATCCTGTGGCTCGTCAACACGTACATCCCAATGGACCCGAAGATTAAGAACATTCTGAATGTGGTGGTGATTATCTGCGTGGTGCTGTGGCTGCTCAGCGTCTTCGGCGTGTTCAATATGAATCTTGGGAATGTTCCTCGCGTTAGAGGCTAACTCTCGATCTTCCAGATTCCATCCTGCGTCACGAGGTACATCTGATGGTCTACGATCGCCATGCCGTCAGTCGTGGCAGTGATGTGCGGGTTGGCGTCTTTGATCGTCTTGCCAGTCACGTAGAGCGTGAAACCGTTCTTCGTGACGTTCGCCTTGGCTTTCGCTTCGATGTCGTCGGCAGTCATGTTTCACTCTCCGGGAGCGGCTCATGCTTCCACTCTGGCAATCGAAACATTCCACTGATCCGCGGATCTCGGCCCTTGGAATTTATCTCCATCATGGTTCCTGGCGCCAAGTGTTCGCTGTAAGTTACGGCCGCGCCATTGAACACACTGCACATTTCCCCTTCTGGCCCTACTCTTATGAACCTTTGTTCCGGGGCTAGTAGAGTCAAAAACTGTCCGTACATATCCTTTGACATGAGAATCAGGTCGGGCTCGTCATAACCATAAACGCAGGATTGGTACGCCTCTTCCAATTTTTGGTAGGTGAGTACTCCTGGCGTTGGCTGGAAAACGGAATCGGGGAGCGGTCCTACCTCGTAAGGTAGAAACGGCTCGGAAAGTATTTTGGGAGCAATCGCCACAACGGCGGCCGCCGTCGCCGCCCTCTTGAAAAACTCCCTACGACTTATGCTCATTTCTTCCCCTTGGGCTTCACTGCTCCCAACTGACGCGCAAGCCGGGTTGCTCTGGCAATCTCGATCGTCTTGCGGCTCGACATGCGCTTCTTCTTCGAGCGTACACTCCCCATCGCACTCATGCGCTTGCGCAACTCTTCCTTCGCCCGAGCGCGTTCGTTCTCGATGATAAGTTGCCGCTCCGCTTCGGTAATCGTCATCGCATCTTCCTTACGAGATTAAACATCGGACTCTCCATTTCCATCAGCATCTTTGCTTGATGCTCGAACATCTTGAACTGACAGGCTCCTATTCCCCGGAGTAGATGGGCGCGGGATTTCTCATCGAGTGTCATCGGACGAATCCGATACCCGCTCCGGCACTCTTCTACGGTGTGCCATTTCAGTTTCGCGCACGCCCGCCTCGCCCACCCTCTCCGTTTGTAGACTTTCTCTCTCACACTGCCCTTATACTCCCACTGTAACCTAGTTACAAGGGGAAACTTGACAAACGTCCGCGATACAAATTACCCTCACCTCGTGAAGAAGGATAAGCTCCCTACCGCGGAAGAGTTGAGGCGCGCCGAGCGCTTGCGTATCAAGCAGGAACTTGCGGAAGGCCGCGAACGCAGAATCAGGGCTCGAGAGTTGCTCTTTGGCAAGGGCAACGGACGCATGAAAAACCTTTCTCTCGCTGAACAGAAATTCATCCAGAGCGTCAAGCGCGCATCCTACACCATATACGTTCACGAGAAGGCGATAGGGAAAAGGATACGTCCCGAATTTCATCCAATGGTCCCAACTTACCGCGTGCTGAAATATATCGAGTGGATGAAGTTGTGGTGGTGCCGATCGAAAGGCATCTACAAAAAGTTCGATGTTCCCCGCAACATGAAAGCGAAGATGGAGGAGATGCGCAGTGCCGACAGAGATTCCGCTTTGTAGAAATTTTAAGGAAGACCGCCAGTGCAGCCGAAGCGACATGCGCCTAGTCGAAGAGACTGACGAGGCCTGGGTGTTTGTCTGCAAGTGCTGTGAACTGGTTTCAGTCGTGGCGAAAGACGGCATCAGCGATCGAAGCAAGTTTGAACTGCAAAGGAAGCGTATGCACGAACAGGCTGAACTGATTCGCAGATGGGAACGGCGAAAAAAGATTTTCTCCGTGCGAGCATAAATGGCAAAGAAACTACCTCCACAACCTAGCGCCGCGGAGCAAGCTGCCAGATCCCGCGGGTTTAAGGGCAATGCCGAACTTGCCGAACAGTTTGGGATTACCGACGACTTCCACCGCGAACTCGTTAAGGTTGACTCTCTCCCCGATCCTCCTGCCACAGAAACAGTTGAGAGAGTGATCCATGGAAAGCGCAGAACAAAATCCCAAAAGATTGAGATGAATCCCGAAGAGTACGTGATGATCGTGCTCAAGGAAGAAGCTGAAGAAGTTGCCGTCAGACTCGAGCGAATCGGCATTGCCTTTGGCCCAATGGCTCAACAGCAACTCGTAGACTATGGCATGGCGATACTGACCGGCATGGTCGGAGGGGGAGCGCTTGCGCGAAGATAATAGTTTCCTGATGCCGCGGAGGTCGCATTGCGAGATTGTTCGCTGTAAGTTTCACCCGGAAGATGGTCGCAACATCATCAAGCATTTCCCCGAATTTGGCATTCTCGTTTTAGTCTGTGAGGCGTGCAATCCCCCAACGGAACTTGCTCGCTATAAGATCGTAAAGGAAGAGGCTCACCGTGGAATCGACTCTCGCATCCATACCCCCAGGTTTACCGTCCCGCGTTAAGAAGAAAACGCTAAGCCAGGTGCGGCAAGCAGCCGTGCTCAGCAGGTGGGACTCGGTAAAGCAGGAAAAAGAGAAGTGGCTCGAGCCGTTTCATAAACTGCCCCTCGAGCGCGCTCTCGTCTACCTCGATGATTTGCGCAAGGTGATCGAAGCGGCCGGCTTGATTATGAATCAGAGAATCAACGATCCGAAAAACATCACTGTGTGCGAAGTCTGCAAGAAAGATGTTTCAGGTACTTTGCCCAGCGGACAGGTGAGGTGGATCGCCATTAAGTACATCAAGAACGAACGGAATCCCTCGCTTGGCCGCAATATTTATTTCTGCACCGAACTCTGTCACAACAAGTGGGTTCACAGTCACATGGGCGCTATGGGTGGAGACGGAAAATGAAAAACCAGATACGCCGCTTGCGCTTGCGCGAGGGAGACATCGTTGTGTGCCACGACTCTGAGACTTACCGCATTCTAGGACAGACCATCGCGCCCAAAGGGACTCCCAGTTGTCCGATAATCTTTGTCGAGGGGAGCATTCACCGCCTATCGAAAGAGTACCTCCGTAAAGTCATGGAGAAGTAAATGGATCTCCGCGCATCCGAACGCTTTCTCGAACGGTTCAATATCAGAGACCGCGACAGCCACAAACAGATTCCGTTCAAGTTAAATTTCAATCAAAGGAAAATCCATGAAGTCGCAAGAGTCCAGCAAGAAAAACGAAAACCTGTTCGTATCTTGGTCGATAAATCTCGACGCGTTGGAGTCTCTTCTTGGGCCGAAGGGCTACTCTTCTGCCAGTGCATCAATCTTCCTGGAGCCCACGACATCATTGCTGCACACGAGTTCAAAAGCTCCAAGGCTCTCTTCGGAATCCCCAAAGGGTTCGCTAAACAGGCTTATTGGCTTGGATTACGCGACGTTGAACGGGAAATCACTTTTCCTCACTCAGCCGGGGACTCTCTTCTACAAATTATCACGGCAGGAAAAGACACTTCTGGTAGAGGTTTCACTCTCGCTGGATTGCACCTGTCAGAAGCCGCCCACTACAAATCCGCTGAGCCTTATACGTCAATTATTCCAGCGGTCTCAAACCACAAAGACACCATAATTATCATTGAGTCAACACCGAACGGAATGGATGGTGACGGCGAAGTGTTCTATGAGATGTGGATGGATGCCGTTGAAGGTCGATCGGAATACGAGGCTTGCTTTCTTAGTTGGACTGATGATCCCGCTTGCGTGGCCGACCCTGAAATAGCTAAAGACGCTCCCAGGGACAAAGAGGAAAAAGAACTTCTCAAACGAGGACTGAATAAAGCGCAACTCGCTTGGCGCAGGTTGAAGATCGCTTCGCCTGAGTGCGGCGGCATCGTAGAACTGTTCCACCAAGAGTTTCCGGTTACATGGGAAGAATCGTTCATCACTTCCGGCTTCCCCGCATTTGAGGAAGTGGAACGCCAGTGGGCGGCTGCCAATGTCAAAAAACCAAAATGGCAAGGATTCATCGAACGAACCGAAGACGGCAGCCTCAAGCTCAGGGAACATCACAAGGGCGACTACCTCGTTTGGGAAGATCCGAAACCCGGCCACTATTACTACATCGGCGCTGATGCGGCCAGAGGCGATGATGAAAAGGACGGACGTGACTTTGCCGCAAATGTTGGAATTGATGGAAATACTGGGCGTCAGGCTTTCCGTTTCGCAGGCCATGTTGTTCCAGAGGTTCATGGGTGTTACCTCAACTCTCTCGGGAGACATTACAATCGGGCGATGCTCAACGGGGAACTCACCGGGGGTTACGGCTACAATACACTTTACGTCGTCAGGGACCAGCTCAAATATCCAAATCTCTACCGCTGGAAAGGAAAGGACGACAAAGTAGGCAGTTGGGCTTCCGGTAAGAATGCCGTGTGGTTTGAAACGACTCAGCACATGCGCACCGTGCTCTTTGAATCCATGCGATCGGCACTTCGCGAGGGCGCCGGCACGGGTGGAGAATACGGACTGACACTATACGACGAGCAACTCGCCAGCCAGATTCGCATGTGTACTAGAAAGGAAACAGGCCGCGTGGACGTCAAGAAGGGCCACGACGATATTCTCTTCGGCGCCATGCTTGCCAATCTCTCGATGCGGCAGTACGCTCCACCGCGCACGATGAACATTGCGAAGACACACACTGAGGAAGAAGACGAAGAAGTGCGCAAGAAAATGGGAATCCGCGGCGATCAGGTCATGGAAGAGGGAGACCCGGCGCGCCTCGCGCAAATGCACATCGAAAAGATTAAGGACATGGTTAGGACGTACCCGAACGGACAAGAGGAGGGGTAATGCCAGCACATAACATCGACATGGCCGACCCGAAAGCGATTGCCAGGTTACTACTAGCTGTAGTGATTGCAGGCGGCGGCGAGATTGAACTTCCGGCCACGACGTATGATTCCCTGGACAAGGGGCGCATCCTGCTTGTAGACTTCGACCGAGCGACGAGTAAACTCGTCTTGAGTACGTCAAGCGAGTGGGGACGCGCAATAACGGTTCAACCAGAGGCGGTCGCATGGAGCGCACCAATAGAAACAGCACCGCTCGAGCGAGCGAGAGTGACCGCGGAGAAGGAAGCGGCAAGGTCAACGGTCCACTCGGACGAGGAACTCGCGGAGATGGAAGAGAACTTCACGCGCAGACAGCAAGTGGCAAGGGACGTGGCGAAGGGGATAGCGCCGCTCAGAATAAAGACCTTGAAGTAGAAGACCTAATCGAGTTTACCCCGGAACAGATCCTCGCAGACATGGGGATGGAATTAAACCAAAACATCGAGAAGCGCGGGAAAGTCTTTGCTTGGCGCGTGTATCAGAAACGCCTCATGGAATATAGCGGACGTCTGAGCGCGATTATGAGTGGCAAGGAAATCCTCGAGAGCTACTGGAAGATTGAAGCAGACCTGAAAACGGAAACAGGCGGCGGACAGCATGGCACTCCGCTTGACGAGTGCCGGGAGTTTTTGGATGGCCCGAAGATCAAACCGAAACTTGGGAGGCCAGAGAAGGTGATGTAATGGAAATAACCACTGAAACCGTAGTAATTTGCCGGTACTGCTTACAGAGAATGCAAGTCGCTAACACTATCTGGAATGACAGGCACGATCGAGTGATTGCGCAGAGATACGTGTGCGGTTGCCAAACTCCTCCCTTCCAGCACAACATTCAGTCGGGAGACACGACTAAGGATAAACCCTGATGGCTTACACTCAATTCCGCACGATGACTGCCAGCGGGTCTCCAAAGACAGATAACGACGCTTCCGAGAAGGATATTCGCAGCCGGCAGATCGATGAGCTCGTGAGGCAGTCGGAGGATGCGCGAAAAGAAATCTACGGTCCTAACTGGGACCGGGACTGCCAAAACTTTTACAACCTGTTTGAAACCAGCAAGAAAATGCCTTCCTACCGGCCGCGCATCACTGCCCCGCAACTGCAAATCCTTCTCTTGCAAGAAGCCGCCGAAGCTACCGACACCAACATGCGCGTCTTCATCCACAAGAAAGATGCGAGAGACAAAGACAAAGAGAAAGCGTTTCAAGAGTATTGGAAGCAACAATTCTTTGGCTTGCAAACTCTGATGGCATCTGTCTACGCGCAATTCAGTGGAACGGCATGGCTCTCGGTCGGCAACGATCCGAACGCAAGGCGCGGCAAAGGACTTGTGTGGCTCCGGGCGCGCAAGCAAGGCACGGTCTATTGTGATCCTAGTAGTCCGTGGCCGGAAGACTGGGCGTGGCAGTGTGTTGAGGATTACGTGTATCTCGACAAGGCGAAGAAGGACACTCCCTACCACATGGATCAAGTGAAGAAGGTGACTGGAAAATCGGCTACTCTCGCGGGCGGTCCCGCAGGGGACCTCGAGATGCCGCCAGGTCCGATGTCGATTACTTCGCGTGGGCTACCAACCGGAGATGCGTATTCTACCGATGGACTGATGCGCCGAAGAGTTCTTTATTGCTGTGACGGCACTTTGCGCGAGCCTACCAGAGCAGAGGTCGCAGTATTTGAAAAAAGGAAGATGCCGGTTCCCGAAGCGTTGCCGAAATATCCGGCAGGAAGAATGGTTGTCGATATAGAAGGAACAATCGTTTCAGACGGTGAATCGTGGTGTCCGGTTCCCGATATGTGGCCGAATGTTCCCGTATGGTCGCTCCCACCGTGGGATAGCGTGTGGTGTCCGGCGCCGATGAAATATACGAAACCTCTGCAAGATGCGGCAGAGCAGCAAATGACCAACACGTTTGAAAATGCCAAGCGCTTGAATAACGGCATGATGGTCATTCACGAAAGTACGGGTCTCGTTGCGAACTCAGTCGGTGGATTCCCCGGAGAGATTCAAGTTGTGGCCGCGGCTTCTCAGCCAGGTCAGGGAATTGAAATAAAATATCCTCCACCGATGCCGTCGCAAATGACGCAACTCCCGCAAATCTGGCTGGGCTTGCAGAAAGAATTACGCGGCGCAACGCAATCACGCCAAGGGAACATGAATCCCGGAAACATTGGCCCGGATCTATTCGAAGCGGCAGTCTCGCAATCGCAATCAGGCACAAGACTTACCGCACGGCTCTACGCATGGTCAATTCAGAAAGTCGTTGAACTCCTCTTCTACACGATGAGCAAGAGTTTCAACGATCCAATGGTTTTCAGGGACAAAGAGAAGGTCGTGAAGTGGGAGCCTGACAGCGCGGCAGACGAGTACGAGGTACAAGTGCCGGAGGGCGCCATCAGGCCGATGAGTGAGAGCGCGTTGCGGTCGATGGTCATTGAACTCAAGAAGGCCGGAATGATGGACACGCGACATGGGCTGGACCTTATGGATATTCCCGACTCGGACGAGATTGCCGACGCGATCGAGAAAGAAATGGCGCTGGCCGCACTCGCAAAGGGAGTGAAGAAGTGAAGGAAGAGACGCACACAACCATCTTTCCGCACTTCGCAACTCCGGTTTCCTACCACTGGGTCTCAACCAGTCATGCGGCAAGAATATTCGACAGGGCAGAGCGAAACATGCGCCGATGGTGCGAAACGGGGCGCTTTGCGGCGATTGGCTGTCCGACATACAAGGACGCAAGCGGGCGTTGGTGGATACATCTTCGTAACGACGAAAACTTTTCTATCGCGGACGGCTCAGCGTTGACGTAGGGTATAGAACTCACGGCATACTCCAGCCGTGGAACAAAACCACTTAATTGAGTTAGATTCAATCAATCACGGCGATTACTATTACGCTCGAGTGGCCGTGAATGGCGTTCCGAGCGTAGCCTTCTTCGCACACAAGAGCGTTCGAGAAAAGTTTCCCAAAGAAAATGACTTTATTGCCTACCTGTTTAGGATGGGTGCGGCAACGATTCGTAAATGCGGAGACGCTCGCAATCCACTTCCAAGCGAAGTCGTAGAGGAGAGAATCCAATGAGAGGTCGAACGATGGGCCGTACTGGTGTGATCCGCGGGCGGCATGACCGCGACAAGATGGCCTCCGGCCGCAAAGGGCGGCGTAAGGGCGGGCGATAAGAGTTTGTCGTGTTTCAGGTTTTTGCGATCTGCCGGATAAGCCGGTGTACCTGAAACGCAGAAAGGAGCGCATCTATGGCACGCAGAGGACGCAAGCACCGCCGCGGCGGAAAGCGCAAGTAAGTTTTAAGGGGAAGGATGGGGTGGCCTCGAAGCTGCCCCACTTTTCAAAAGAAGGAGAGAGAAAATGGCAAGCAAAAAGGGTGCAGATTCCGGTGCGGGAATGCCGGGGGGTGGATTTGACGAACTGATTACCCCGATCAATGAGGAAGGAAACCGTACTGGGAACGATCCCGATACGCACAATGTTCCTTCGGCGCTCAACCCGCCAGATCCGATGGGCTTTGAGCACGGTATTTTCGGTCCTAGCGATCGAAACGGACGGCCTCCGAAAAAGGGAAGCTAAATGGGCGCGGGAATGATGCCCCAAATTATGGCGATGCTCAAGTCGCAAAGCGGCATGGGCAGCGGGGTGCCAGGTGGGGCAGCGACAGGCGGTTCATCTGCTGATGAGGGAGTCGGGCCAGCGTCAAGACAGTTGCAAAGTTCCGATCCTGGTTACGTGCTCAAGCAGGTGAACGACCTTAAAAAGCAGATTGCCGACTTGATTCCCTCGTTGGCATTCAGCGCGCCGGCCGCAAGCAGGAATTTGGTGAGTTGTTTCAAAGGGCTCGACGGGGCGATCAAGGAATTGCAGCAAGCGCAAGCCACCAAGAACGCGGTGGGACCGGCTCTCAACATGAGCGCCATTCCAACTCCGCAACCTCCTGGTGGAACCGGGGCGCCACAGATTCTTCCGTCAGCTTCGGTAGGGATTTAAGAGGAGAGAGAGATGCCATTGACACTATCAGAGTTACTCGCACAGGCAAGCGATGACCTTGAAATCAGCATAGGCGATTCCAAGATTAAGGCCAGCGAACTAAAGGCTTTCCGCACGGCGACGGACACCGAACGGCGCCAGTATGAAACAAAACGCCAGGAAGCGGAACGCTTGGCCCAGGAAGCGAAGCAAGTATACGACGGGCTCAAAACCGCGCAAGCAGAGTTTGACAAGCGAAATGCCCCGCCTCCAGATACCAGCAAGGATGGCTGGCGCAAGAATCCCCTCTATGAAGATTTGATTCCCGTCATCGACGCCGCAAACGCAGCGGCCGCAGAATCACGCGCACTCGCCAATAGCACCAAGGGCGAGTACGACAAGATGAGCGCGATCTACGCGCTCGAGCGCATGAGGCGCGAGTGGGCGGAAACCACCACCAAGCCCAAGGACAAGAAATTCGAAGAAGTTGTGGCCGAAGCGCTCCAGGCAAAGGAAGTCGACGCGATGGGACTCCCGACAATCAGCCGTGCGCTCAATCGCTTGACTGAGCCCGACCGCATGGAAGCCTACGCCGCGCAGAAGGTTGCCGACGCTCAGAAGGAATGGGAAAAGAAACAGCGCATCAACGAAGTTGCCAAGCCGGGGAAGTTTGCCGTCAAGGGCAAGGGCAACGAGCCTCCCATCAAGAATTTGAATGACCTGACGTCCGAGTTGGTTGCGAATGACCCGGATATTCAGGCGGCAATGCTTGACGGTTCGACGCACTAAGGGGAAGTATGGCCGAAAAGATCGAGGAACTATTTCCCGACCTATACTTCGATACGAAGATGGTCGAGGAGCGAGTACCGAAAGCGGTCAGACCTTCCGTTGGACAGGTCATTGCTCGCGTAATGGTAGACAACGGGATGCAAAACAGCTCTCTCGCGAGTGCCTTAGCGACCGCGGTTGAACTGTACTACAAGGAATACAAGTAGGATTTTAGGAGACAACAATGGCAAGCGTAATCGGAACTGGAATATCTACCCCGCCAGCACAGCTAGTCAACACTGTCCAGGCGATCGTGCAGAAGTACATCGCTCCGGTAGTGGGCGATCAAGTTCTCTTGCCATGCCCTACCATGTGGGCGCTCGTTCGCCGTGGCAAGAAAATGGCCGGTGGCGCGCTTGTCTATCCTGAGTTCTTCCAAGAGGAAACGACTGGTGGCGCGTACTACGGCGCTCAGTTGCTCAACACTGCGCTGCAAGACGTTGTGCAGCCGGCAGAACAGCAATGGCGGTTCTACTACGAAGCCGTTGTTCTGCCGTACACCGACATCATTCTCGGTCGCGGCGGCTACGCTGGAGTAGACATCGTGCGGCAGAAGTTCCAGACGGCCGCTGGCTCGTTCATGCAAAAGCTCGCCCGTTCGCTCTTTGGGGTTGCTCCCCAAAATACCCCGCTCGATATCGACAACATCGACGCGTGGATCGGTCAAACATCGAACACGATTGCCGGTATCAACCGCTCAACCGCTGGCAACGCTTTCTGGCAGCCTCCCGGAAACCAGTCAGGCGGCTCCGCTCCCCTCTCGATCGTGAACGCCGACCTCGCGTACTGGGCTACTGTGTACGGGTACGATGAACCCGATCTGATGGTCATGGACAATACCCGTTACGCCAACTTCAAACAGGCGTTCCAGGCAACCACGCGCTTTATCGATAACATGCAGGACAAAGAAGCGCTGCAACAGGGGTTCCGCTACCACTTCCTGTTCAACAACTGCGTCGTGCTGGCCGACCGCAACTGCCTCGCGAACGTGGCCTACATTATGAACTCGAAGTATCTGTTCCCCGTGTTCCACGAGGCGGATTACTTCACGATCGATCCGTGGGTGAAACCGTCAAACCAGCGCGTACTCGTTTCCAATATTTACCTGACCTGGCAGTTGGCAGATTTGTCGCCCCGCATGGGCATCAAGATCACCAACATTAACTAGTTGATTTTCAGAGGCATACTGGAGAACTCAAATGGCAATCGTAAACTCGGTAGCAACATACAGCGGTCAGGGATACGAGTATCAGTCGGCCATCAACACGATCGTCACGACGGCCGGCTCGCCGCAGACGGTACGTGTGCCTGCTGGCTCGGTCGTATTCTCTCCAGCCGTGAACCGTGGTTTGTTTCGCGTGAAGATTTACAACTTCACGAGCGCGGTCAACTTCACCAACTTGAGCGTGTACGCCGCAGACGGTACGAACACCATCTGGATGAAGGCTTACGCTCCGATCGCCGCGGTCGCCATTACCGCGACGGCCTGGGTAGATGTCCTGGACGACTACCTGATCGACTACACGACTGCTGGAGGCGGCGCGACCGGTGGATTGATTGCCTTTGGCGCGACGTTCTTCAACTTTATCTTTAACGTGGCGACGGGCTCTGGCTCCTGTTCGGCTGATATTGAAATCGTTGGCGCGCCGTAAAAAGTTTTCTCGGGCAGCAACTCTCCTCACGGGGCTTTGGGGTCGTTTCAGGCTCCAAAGTCCCGTTTTTAGTTTAGGAGCAAAATGTTAGT